ACGGCGAAAAAAGCAATGCCGTACTGGGCGAGTTCAGGGCCGGGCATATGCGTCACCTCCTGTTATGTCATTGAGATTCATTGAGATTCATCGAATGGCGACCTTATAAGCTCTGAAGCTTCGTATGGTGTAGGGTCGTATTCAGGCTCGTTACCTTCTGCAACCCATTGTTTATATGCATCCCATTCTGGAGTTCCAGGCTTAACTATTTCTCCAGTCTCCAAATTTTTTACACCTTCCCTACTCACAAAGTACATAATCGAGCCACCTCACTTAGAGAGCTGTATATACATTAAACGTTACATAGCCCACCGAGCTACCACTACCCACCACTCTAACGCCCCGTAAACTTACACCGCTGGTAACCGACAGCGTGCCACCATGCCTAGCAATACTAACCACGCTCTTTGAGGTATCTGCTCCATAGTACACAGTGTGGTCTGTGTCTCCATCATCATAGCAGGCAGTAGGTATATAAATCGTGTTGGTGTTAAGTCCATGGTCAAAGGTGCCAGCTCCATTACCCACATTAACGGTAGTCTTGCTGAATTTAGAACCATCCGCAAGCGTGGTAAGAAGAGTGCTCCTTCTGGACTGAATTGGGGCATATACTGCCTGGGCAGCAATTGCGGATTTGCAAATTGCATTCATGGCCGTAGCCGAGGCAGCCACCGCATTCATGGCCGTAGCCGAGGCAGCCACCGCATTCATGGCCGTAGCCGAGGCAGCCACCGCATTCATGTCGGCGTAGTCAGCCGGGTTGAGGCCAGCTTCACCAGCCACGAACTTACCTATCGCCATGTTGGAACCGGCTACGATGTTGAAGGCCGTTGAGCTATTACGGATAGCGTTTCTGGCCGTAGCCGAGGCAGCCACCGCATTCATGGCCGTAGCCGAGGCAGCCACCGCATTCATGGCCGTAGCCGAGGCAGCCACCGCATTCATGGCCGTAGCCGAGGCAGCCACCGCATTCATGGCCGTAGCCGAGGCAGCCACCGCATTCATGTCGGCTAAACTCTTAAATTCATCAAACGCTGGCCCTATTAGGTGACGTAATAGCTTACCAGTAATGCCATTGGCATCCGACACTGCAAAAGCATCTACAGCATTACTGCCAATAAACCCAGCTACTAGATTCCCTGCCAAATCTCCTCCGAGCGGCACAAATGTCGCCATGTTATAAAACCACCTCCTCGTAAAGGATACCCCATTCCCCATTCTGAATCGCTAAACCCCAACGATAAACTTTGCCCGTAACCGTGTCTGCCGTGCGATGTGGCATATTATCTGCCAAATGCGCAGTAAGGTCACTGGCCGACGCCGCCCCTATGTCAGCAGGAGTCAAAGCGTCTGTGCCGCCAGTGGCGTGGCGGGATTTGTGGACAGCAAGGTTTGCCAGGGTGATGTCCGGCGTGTCGTACCAGTTTGCCTTGCCGGTGATCGCTTTAATACGGTTTGCCAGCCACCCAACCCACTGCACCAATTTGCCTGGCCCGTTGCCCGTGGGAGTCAGTGCCGGGTCGGCTGTAGGCGTGAGGGCTGTGTCGATTGCATCCATATTGGCGTTTGCATGTAATTGCTGGTCAAAATACTCGTTATCTTCTGGTTTTTTAAAATTGTAGTTTGGTGTATATTGCACATTACCACCTCCTAAGCTGGGCGATATGTCTTAATCTCGCCGTATGTCATTGTTTTTAAGTCAGCGTAAGTTTTTGCCCATGTTTTCAACTCACCATATGTAGTATACGTAAACTCATATGCAACAGCTAAATGTGCAGGTTTTATGTTTTCAATTGCGGCCTTTAGGTCATCTAAGTTGGGCGGGATGCCCCTAGTATCAACAAATTTAACGGTGAAACTATATTGTGATGGCTGTTCAGTAACTTCAACAGTACCATAAACGTAGCTTTCTGCTACGTTCTTTATGAGACTTACGGTAACTGTCCCCATCCCCCGGAGCTTCGAAATAATTCTACTTCGGCGCTGGTCAAGAGGCTTTCCAGCATAGCTTTTGAGGCCAAGCATCTGCTCCCATAGATCAAGACCCCATTCGGTTGCAGTTTCAACATAAAACTGTTTTAGGATGTCATCAATGTTGGTGCGCAATTGGTCAAATTCCGGGCCCTGGGCGTCAATGATCGCCTTGTATGACCTAGCCTGCTGGATGAATTTAGGGACGTATGCCAGCATCACATCAGCTCTACTCACTCAGCACCACCGTCCCTTTTATGGCCACTTGGCAATTAGCTGCCGTATCCCCGACAGAAACATTTGCAGCGCCTCCATTAAGTAGCAAGTTGGAATAATCCAGTACACCAGCGGTATCCAGAAGCAGACTGCCAACCTTAGCATAGCTCACGTAATTCTGCCGAAAGGCTATTTCCTTTAGATAATCAACCAGCGCACTTTCAAAGTCCACCTGAACATCCGCCAACACGGCCCCTGTATCCAATACTACAGTAGCTGAAACATTAATATTTAACCCCGTAGCGCTTTCAACTGTCACCGTAGCCCCGATTGGCCGCACTGACTCAATATGGCTAGCTACGCTCTGGACTGTGGCCGCGTCAACCGGTTGCTTATTGCTATCAATTACCACTACTTTGACTGTTCCTGCTCCATTCCAGATAGGGAACGCCTTAGCATCACCTATACCGGTAACTTCCTTGGCCCATTGAAGATAATGCGCCAAGTTTCCACTCGTGGCCGGTAGCTGGACCTTCTCAAGGAGTCGCACTAAAAGGTCTGCATCAGACTCCGTATCAATCCCACCTGTTGTTGGACTGGCATTCGTGACGCTCGTTACGCCTGGGATGCCCACAGGGATCGCCGTAATGGTCCCGGCTGGGACATTACCGGCGGATCCGGCCGTCACCGCTTCAATAGATGCTATTCCAGATCCGGTGGCATCCAGTGTCACTGCTGCTGTGGTGGCAAATTGCACTCCATTCCCAGTGGCAAATATTGAACCTAAAGGAACCGTTGTGCCCGGACTTCCTGTTATAGTTATCTGACCAGTAGCTTTTACTGCGGGCTTCCTGGTGAGCCCGTGCTCGCCAGCACGGTAATCAAGATATTGGCCATAGGTTGTCTGAGCAAAACCCAGTTTAATTACCCGATCCAGTTCAATATAGGCTAGGGCTAGCTCGATAGCGGCCGGGGAAATTCCGTCATAAATAAAGCTTCCCTCCCGCTTATTCAGATCGGAAGGAACTACGTCAAGCATTCGCTGCTTAATTACATCTTCGGTTTGGTTTTCATACACTTACACACTCACCTCCTGCTGGTAGGTGTCCCCCAGAGTAGTAATCACTGTAAAAGTTACTTTAAGCCAGTCCCCGCCTCGCTCAATTACAAAGTCTCGCACGTCCTGGATGCGGTCATCGTAGATGAGGGCTTCCCGGATTACCCGAGGAACTTCGCTTTCTAAAACTGATCGTGAGAGATCCAGTCCAATAATCTCCTCGATCTCACAACCATAATCAAAGCTATAAATCGGAAACCGATACCGGGCGGTTCTTATGGCCTTTTCAATCCAAACCTTGAGGGCCTCGATGCCTTCTACAACCTTGGGCTTTCCGTCCTCATAGATAAAATCACCAGTTTCAAAATCAAAAGCCAATTCCTTGCCATATGTTACCGGCTGGGAATTGGCATCTTCTATTTCCGTGACCGATACTTGAGGAAAAATGCTCACACTTCCACCACCTTATCAATGACCAGGTACTGCTGGCCCCCGGGGAGGGCCTGAACTGCCACTCTGTCACCCGCTTTCAATCTCGTGTAAACCGTAACCGTGGCCGTTTCACGCGGAACAGTATCGGTACTATACTCCACCTGATGATCAAGAAGATGTTCACAGACGATTAAGTCATCACCGTCAAGATTTATCTCCATATTATCCACACGGATTATTAGAGTCGGGGGTGGGCTAATCACTGTAGCAAGTTCAAGCCCACGGGGCACCATCAAAGCCGCCTGTTGCCGTATAAGCTCTAAGAATTTACTCCCGCTCATGGTCTCCCCCTTCTCTTATAGATTCCAGTTTATCTTTATCGCCGATAAGGAATCCTCTTTATCTTTAGGTGCATCCTTTGTGGCCACCTCATCCGTCCAGTTAAGTTTTAAGCTCATAGTATGCTGCCCGTTTTGGACAGTATGATCATCGGTATCTACATAAAAGGTTCCAGTTAAACCGGTAAGGGTCTCTTTCACCTCGATAGCCGTCCCCGCTTCAACGTCATCTAATCCCAGACAGGTTATACTGGCCTCACGTTTAACTTTTCCTAGCTCTTTAAGAAGATTTTTAGCGATGGTCATGGCTTCCCCGGCCTTTATATTGCCTTCTCTCCTTAATTCCTGGAGCACACCATATTGTTTTATTAGCTCCGGATCCTCTACCTTCGCTAGGACTTCATCCTTATCGCCGACTACGAGAATCTTATTTTTCATTTCATTGATGTTTTCTGAATATGAGGCATCCATGAGATTTTGGACCTCAGTAATATACCATTTAACCACCTGGGCCCCTTTTTCGATTACATTGAGTTTACCTTGCTTCATCCTAAGCATGTACTTTTTGCCGTTGCGTTTTGTTGTTTCAGTAAGGGCCATAACACATATATCGTATATTGTTTCATCTCTGGCAAAAATCTTGGGCAAAACAATTCCCGTGGGTGGTATATCTCCCACGGGAATCTTGAAATCACTGCAAAGCTTTTTTATGATGGCATCTGCTGTCATGTTGCGAAATTTGTATGTTCCTTTTGACTTGAGAAGATAATTCAAATGGTCGTAACTTATGACAGTATATCGCCCGCTGGTGTCTTTCTGAATATCGAATACTACACCACGGACTATTTCCCCGGACTCTCCCCGAAGGAGTAAAATTGAGCCCAGGGGAACATTGTACTTAGGTAAGTAGGTATCCCGTCCAAAAACTAATTCTACTTCCAACCTTCGGGCGGCCTGGCGAATGTCCCCGCCCCATTTTATAGTCCGAATGAGAGGGGTAATATCGTAGATAGTTCCATCAGCTAAAATGTTTTGTATGGTATAGCTCATGGGATCACCAGCTTCTGTCCTGGTTTAATTATTCCTGGGTCCTTGCCGATAACACCTATGTTAGCATTGTAAATATCGCGCCATTTGCTTCCGTCACCATATACCCGCTTAGAAATTAGCCACAGGTTGTCCCCGCTTTTAACGGTATATGTTTTAGTTGGTGTCCGGGTATCCGGCCTGGTGGCAGCAGATAAAATCATTACTTTGTTGGTGGGAGTAGTTGATATCGACTGCCCTACTTTTTTTATTTCGATGAACCTATACTCTTTAAGGCTAAGGATATATCCTACATCCCTGGTCCCGCCCCGCTCTCCGTACTCAAAGTCCTCGATGGTACAGGCTAAATTAACTGATGTATCCGTTATTATCAAGCGAATAGGCTTTCTTGACTGCCACCATTTTTCTATTAACGCCACAGCATCATACGGGGCCGGTATGTTTCGATATGCACAGTACGGGGCCCAATTTGCCGGAAAAAAAGAAGAAAGCTGAATTTCGGCCAGCTTTCTATTGCCTATTAGATTTAGTTCACCAATGTCCTGTATATCAACGACAGTATTTTTGTTGCCCTGTTTTAAGCGAAATTCGCTAGGATTGACGGGGAGTTGTAGTTTCTCTTTGTGATTGTCATATGAAAGCCAAAACTCCATCGTACCACCCCCGTTCTATTTTACTACCTATTAACAAGTTTAAAAGATGCTATAATCTCGTTAAATAATGGTTCATATTGTTCCCATTTATCTTTATCGCATGTAAGAGTTAATGTGTAAGTGTTTTTGGCAATCGGGACTATTAATTGCTTGTTTTTCATAACTTCATCAGTTTGGGATAATGTCATTTCTCCTGTTAATATGCCTGCGTTATACTTGCCAATTTTTAATTTACTAAAATTAATTTTTTTATATTCCTTAATACCTAAGTCTTTTCCAACTGCGTTATACATTGCCTCCGCATCTTTGACTTGATCCTCGGCTGATGGGGCTAATACTGGAGATTCAGTTACCATTAAATTGATTGAAGCACCATCTGCTGGGTTCACAAAATTTATTTCCGGAACTGGATCAATATTTAGTTTTTCAGAGTCAACTTTTTCCCATGATGCGGGATAATAAAATGCAACTTCCTTGTTAGAATAAGTTTTATACTTAGAATCCAGATTGCCATTAGTATTGCTCTCACAACCAATAACCGCTATAAGTAATAAAAATATTAGTGTTCCAAAAATGTATTTGTTTTTCATATAATCCCTCCCAAATATAGGTTATTCTATATTCAAGAGTAAATTCCTTTATTATTTTCCCATGTTTACCATGTCCTGGTCGTACCGTACCCCATATTATTAAAAGCCCTCTCAATTTCCATGATAACTTCATCAATCATTTCACGGGTAGTTTTATTGACCCCTTGAATTGTTATATTTCCAATCTGTATCGGTGGTTTAGGAGTTGATTGCCAATTTTCTTTTACATTTTTACTAACTGCCTCTGTTGTATCCTTTGCGGCTTTTGTTGCTACTGCCGAGAATCCTCCAGGGATAAATCCATGAGGCCCTTTCGCTACTTTCATGCCTGTTAAACCACCAACAAAAAAGGCCCCTAAATAGCTATCAGTTAACGTCTTTTCAAATACAACTAAAAACGACTTTGCTGCCGATTCTGCCACAATAGGAATCATCGTTCCTATGCCTTTACCGATAAACTCAGCAACACCAAGTCCAAACTGAGTAAACTTTTCCTTTCCACCATTGTTAAACCATACTTTTGCATCCTCTGTCACTTCATCCCATAAGAAATTGACTTTGCCCCAAAAATCCAGTCTGGTAAACTCAGGATTACTAAATAAACCATGCAGGTTTTTAAACGCGCCTTCTAAATTAACCAGCAAAGCATCTGCACCTTGCCTGGCCATATCCTGTAAAGCCTGCCCGAAGGTATTAATCGCTCCCTCATTTTTATCAAGCCAATCAGCAAGCTTTTCAAGCCTAGGCATGAGCCCCAAACTTAGCCCTTCGCCCCATTTGAGCAGGACTTTTTGAGAAAATACATCTTTGATATTACTCCACAGGCCCAACATTGACCTGTTTTGTCGTTTCATCATGTCCGGGAAGCGCTTGTTCATTCCGATGACCAAAGCCTGGATCGCTTTATCTACAGGCACAACACCCTTTGAAACAAGTTCTTGAGCCTGTTTAGTGTTAACACTCATGGCTTCGGCCAGTATCTCCCAGGCGGGGATACCTAGCTCCGTGAGCTGCAGCATTTCTTCTGCACTCACTTTTCCTTTTGCCCTCATCTGGCCAAGAGCAATCACGGCCCTGTTTATTCCTTCTGACCCTTTCCCAAGACCGGCAGCAGCGTTACCAATGGCCTCCATCATTGGTAAGACCTGCTCTGCCTGAAAACCGAAGGCCAAGAGCAGTTTACTGCTCTCCTGAAGCTCAGGGAATTCAAAGGGAGTTTTTGCAGAAAAGCTTTGCAAGTCTTTGATGAAACTGGCCGCTTTTTCGGCACTGCCCAGCATTGTTTCAAAACCTATCCTGGTCTGTTCCATCTCCCCGGCATATCTTAAAGGGGAAATGATACCGCCGTAAGCTCCGGCACCCATACCAAGGAGGGCCGGAAGGGAGGTGGCCGCACCAAGCAGACTTCTACCAACACCTAAACCAAAGCCAGCTACCCTGATTGTAGGTCTAACTACAAACCGATCCAAACTTCTTAGCCCTCGTTTTATCTCATTCACTCGCAAGGTGGCTTCATCACGGATACGAATGATAGGTTTAACCTGAGCGAGCCCCCTGAGACCACTTTCAGCTCGCTTGGTATTTTCACTAAGATTCTTTAGTACTGGAGTAAATCTATCTTTTAAAGTTATGGTAGCACCAAGTATCATTCTGCCACCTCCTTTGTGGCGTTCTCAATTAGTTTAAGTTCATACAACATAGATGTCATGAGAAATTGCTTTTCTCCCTCCGGAGCGTTAAAAACAACGGACGGCATGATACCTTTTTGGGCATAGTAATGCACCATGAAGGCCATGTCGTCCGTTTTTATTAGTTTTTTATCTCTTCGACCAACCCTTCCTGACCTTTATCCATACCGCTTACCTTGAGGATATTTCGATAAATCGTGTATATCTCGCCAGCAAGCAGAATTTCCTCCACTACATCTACAGGGCGGGTGACTTTATAGGCCTCTCTCAAACGACTGTCTTTAAAGTTAGGGTCCGTACAAAGTTCGTAAATAACCCATTTCATTTCTTCAACTTCGTTATATTCTCCATTTACTTTAGCATTTTCTGCAATCACTTTTAATTGTTCCAGAGTTCCTGCTTTAAACTCAACAAAAAAGGGCTTCCCATATTCTTTGGTCAGCCGTTTGATTTCAACCTTACCTTTCGGTACTTTTTTGACCTTTTCTGGTGCCGCTAACAGCATCTCTAATGTTTGTCCCATGTTTTAATCCTCCCTAATTCTTCGGCTGAATAGTGTCCAGCAGCTCCCAGTCGGTGAAAGTAAACGGAGCTTCCACAGTACCTTTTTGTTTTGCTTCCCATGCGGCCAGGGTTAAATCATCAAAACAAGCATCTTTAATCAGTATACGCTCTGCTCCATAAGCGGCAGGGTCTTTTAACGCAGACAATATCTGGAGGCGAGGATTAATGCCTTGTTTTATTTGGTCAGAGATCTTTAGGGCCATGCGACTGTACACTTTATGTAACCTCACTGTACCAGTCCCTTTGTAGCCCATCAGTTTGGTATCAGTACCCTGCTTACCGCATACCGGCACATCTTCTTTTTCAAATTCTACCCTGGCTTCGAGGCTGTAACATTCACTTACTTTGTCTCCATCTAGCCACAGCTCGCCATATGTTCCATTGATTACTCTTTCAGCATTTAATGGCATCTACTTCACCTCCTACAGGTTAACAATCAGTTGGATATCTTCAATCGCATCCAGTGGCCGTACAGTGGAAATCAAGAACACCTTGTCTCTGGTGTTTGCCTCTTTGATCTGCTGATCGGTCCATGTATCAACGGGTTCACCGATGCTCTTGAGATATGCTTTTTGAGCAGCCAAGTCAATTTCACACTTATTCTTGCCAGGATCAAGAACACCCTCTTGTTCCAGCTGTTCGTAGTAAGCGTTAATTGCCGCAATCAGCAAGAGCTTGTTTTCATAGCTATTTTGGTACTTGCCAATGTAGACGTCTTCGATTGTGTCTTTGACATCGTGATAAATCATGTCCAGGATGCGGACAATTTTGACTTTCTTCCAGTCGGCACCTTTGGTCTCAGTGGTAGTAACCAGGCTGGTAACACCCCGGGCAACTTTCACCTTCTCACCATCGTGATAGAGGATGAACTTCCCAGCATCAATCTTTGTGTCAGCTTCGGCCTTGGTCAAATGAGGAACGTCATCTACCTCAGAAAGCACCTGGTAGGTAGGGGCCACAGTTAACGGCAGACCGGCAATCAAGCCAGCAATTCTCGCGCTGTATTGACTGGCGGTATAAGTGTTCTCGCCCACTGTTACATTGCCAGCCACACCTGCCCCGTCCTCAACGACAAAGTTAATAACAGCCTCATGGTCTGCAGCTTCATCCGGCAGCACCATCATAATTTTGCGTTCCTTATTGTCGCGCATCCCCTTGGCCCATGTTGCCACAGCGGTAGCATCAGCATCGGATATTCCAGGAATACAGCCGACGTTCCACTTGATAGTTTCCAGATATGTCAATGCTTCGCTGTAATCGAGAGCTGTACCAGGTAGTACTACCGCTTTAACTTCTTTAGGTGTACCTATAAAAGCATCTTCCAAATACTTTTGGTTATTAGCGCTCAAGGTATCCGGTATATCAGATACATCTGTCAATGTTAGCGCTGTCAACTCAGCTACAGAAGCATCTTTCAAGACAACAGCCAGGGTTCCAACCGAACCCCTTGCAATAGCCGCTGCAGCCTTAGATTGAAAAATAATATTTACACTCGGTAGCGGCACTTAATTTCCCTCCTTTAAAACATGTTCAACAGTTGAAATTAAATCATATGTAGTTTCCGGTCTCCTCTGTTCTGCTTCGAGCCGGACGGTTATATATACCTCATTGTCTCGGGGCCCGCCTTCCACATCCAGGATGTGATAGACCACACCACTGGGGCCGGTGAGTGTCATTGCCTCCATCAGAGCAGTTTGCAGTTTATCATTTGCTGCCAGTTGGCTGTACGGATCCGGCCAATGACCTTTTTCTAAAGGTGCAAAGTAGACTATCTGCCAGGTAATGCCGGTCTGGTACATTGCCTTGCAAAGGTCGTCGGAATAGTTGGTTGCAAGCATGACAAAGAAGCTGGGACGCTTAAACGGTTCAGGCATTGTATTAGTATAGATAGTCTGTATCTCCGGAAACTTCGAAATTATCAAAGCACACAGTGCATCGAGACTATCCTGTAACATCAAAACCCAGCTCCCTTCCCATCTCTCTTACATACTGCTTTAGTAGTTGAGGCAACTCCTGCTCAGTTTGCTCGAAAGCTTTTCGAAAATAGAACTTGCCCGGGACAAACCCGAGCACACGTTTTATACGCCTCACTTTTGAGCCGTTTTTGTTTCTGTCATATTTGACTATGGCATGGCCTTCTTCAACCATCTTGGCGTAAAACTTGTTGGTATAGACTGTTACGCTGTCTTCCTTGGATTTAACCTTTACTCTGTAAGATTTTCTGAGCTCTCCTTCTACTTTTGGGGTTCTCTTGCGAACATTTTTTCTTAGCAGATTGCCTGCTTTTCTTAGTAATTTAGTTTTGTTTTTGGGTGTAGCATCCTTGATATACCGCAGCAGCCGCTTTTCCCATTTTGTCAGTTCGGTAGTATCAACGCCGATCATTGGTTAACCTCAACGCACATTAGGTGCATTTCCCGATGGCGCTCGTCAACATCGATGACGGACTGGATATCAAAGAAGCGTTCGCCATATTTTACTCGCATGCCAGGCGTAACCCCTCGAAGATAACGAATCCTTACGCGGACTGAGAGCTCAGTATTGGTGTTCTGTGCTAACAAATATTCACGCCCGCGCAGGGGCTCAACGGCTGCCCAAACAGTGGCGAAGTCTACCCAGTCGGTAGTTGGGCGCTTGTATTCATCTTTGGTTTCGCTTGGCTGCTGGATAGTAATGCGATGTCTCAATTTGCCAGGATTCATGTTACAACACTCTCCACAGCAACTTTAGCGTGTAGCTGACTGATAAGTCCAATGAACCCTTTGTCCGTATTATCAACTTTGCCCATCATTCCCGGGTCCTCGAACCATCTTACCAACAGCACGCAAGCTGCCATTTTTGCAATTGGATCTATGGTAGTATCGACTCCCCAATCCTTTCCGGTAGCAGACTTGATATATTCATCAACCGCCGAAAGCAATATATTTAATTCAGGATACTCAGATGCGGTGCTAAGTTTTAAAATATCAACCGCCTCTTGTTGAGTGAGTATCATTTATATCACCACCGTTATACGATCAGGTAAACATCTACTACTTTGCCTGCTAATGGACTATTAAGATCAATGGTGTTTAATTCAATATTCGTGGGACTAACAGTTACGATTGGGGCGGTTGATTCTTTCGTGTTATCCAGATAAGTTGCCAATACAGTATCATGAGCTAGCTTGTAAGGGAGACCAAGTTTTTCACCAAATCCTATTGAAGTGGTTGCACCTAAGCCGTCATGAGCCGGAATAATTATTTTGGTGATGG